AACGTTATATGCAGTACCAGCTGTAGGAACAAAGTTTCCATAAAGAACTCCACCACCGCCACCACCACCACGTCCATAATCGTTGGAACTACCAGTGGAACCACCACCTCCACCACCGCCAGCAGCAACTGCATAGTCAACGCTTAATGGCAGTGCGTAAGTTTGTGACCATGTAGCCCAAGTATTGCCATCACAAATATAAAGTTTAAATTCGTCGGTAGAAAAATAAGTATAACCAGCAACTGCACTTGAAGCTGCTGGTCTATTTGCAATTAGACCAGATAAATAATTAACACCTACATTTGCTGGCGTTGGAAATACTGAAAGACCCATTACGCTATCTCCACTCCGCTGATATGAAAGTTGATTGATGTTGCTGATGCTCCACCAGTAATTGTTTGAGTTGCAGTAAGAACTTGCTTACAGTCAATATACACAGTTGTATTTGCAGCAATAGTTGTAGTTGTATGTAACGAAGTACCAGCAAGTCCTAGGGTAAATGTACCTGAAGATGCTGCTGTATTAGTTACAGCAATATTAGTTAGTACTGTTGTTGTAGCAGAAGGAACAGTATAAAGAGTTGTTCCTACTGTAGTTGTTGCTGCTCCTCGGAACAGCGCCTTACTTGTTGTTGTAGCCATTAGTTACTACCTTTCTTGTTAGTATGCACCCATGATGTTCATGATTTCAATGTTCTTATTAAGGTCAAGGTCAATGCCTGGAACTCTAAATCTTGTAATGCTTGTGTTACCAATTGTTATTTCGTTAGACACGCTTGAACTACTTGGTTGAGCAGCATTACCAATTGCTATGTTGTTTGAACCAGTTTGTAATGCTGTTCCAGAGTCATATCCAATAACAGTATTAAACTGCCCACTTGTTACTGATTGTCCCGCTAGTGAACCAACTGCAGTATTGGCTTGACCAGTGCTGGCACTAAGTGCAGCATAACCAACAGCAGTATTACTAACAGAAGTAGTATTAGCGTCTAGTGCTAATGAGCCAACAGCAGTATTTTGAGCAGCAGTATTTAATAATAAAGCATCTTTACCAATTGCTACGTTATTTGCACTTGATATATTTGCACCTAGCGCGTTTGCTCCAAGTGCAGTATTGCTAGAACCTGTAGTATTAGCATCTAGTGCTGCTGCACCGACTGCAGTATTATTAGTTCCAGAAGTATTTCCAAGAAGTGCATTGTAACCAATTGATACTGGGTCAGTTAATGTTGATGTTGTTTCACCATAGATGGTACCAAGAGTAGTTGGAGTTGCTGCAGCTACTGCAGGAATAGTTGCCCATTGAGCACCAGTACCAGTTGATTGTAGATACTGACCATTGGTTCCAGACGTTGCTGCTGCAGTCAATGTACCAGTAACTGTTGCATTATTAAGAGTTAAATCATTAACGGTTGTAACAGTTGCGCCAGAACCAATAGTTGTGCTACCAAGAGTTGGTGCTGAGTAGATGCTAGTGGTAGCAATCTGTACCCAGGTGGAACCCGACCAAACATACATATTGTTAAGTGTTGAGTTCCAGTAAATAGCACCAACAAGAAGCGTATTGCCATCATTATCTAATGTAGGTGCAGATGCTTTGCTTCCAAGGTATCGGTCATCAAAATCATCATATGTTGTTGCTGCACTAGATGCAGATGTTGCTGCAGATGATGCGCTTGTTGCAGCGCTTGATGCGCTAGTTGCTGCAGCAGTTACACTTGCAGCAGCAGAGGTAGCACTAGTGGCAGCAGCTGTTGCAGATGCTGCAGCTGAAGTTGCTGATGTGGCAGCAGCGGTTGCAGAACCAGACGCATTTGAAGCTTGAGCAATTGCAATAGATGCAGCACTATCTGCGCTTGTTGCAGATGTAGATGCAGCGGTTGCGCTAGCTGCAGCAGATGCAGCCGATGTTGATGCAGCCGATGCTGAGTTAGAAGCGGTAGTTGCGTACCCCGCAATTGTCGCTACGGACGCTGCTGCGGTGGTTGCACTATTAGCAGCCGATGTTGCAGACGTTGCTGCTGCGGTTGCTGACGCTGCTGCGCTAGTAGCCGAGGTCGCTGCTGCTGTTTGAGAAGTCAACGCCGAGGCTGCTGAGGTTGCAGCAGCTGTCTGTGATGTTAATGCTGAGGCAGCGCTGGTCGCTGCTGCTGTTTGGCTAGCAAGTGCTGACGTTGCGCTGGTTGCTGCTGCAGATGCAGAAGCAGATGCGCTAGTAGCAGAGGTTGCTGCAGCGGTAGCCGATGTTGCAGCTGATGCTGCAGAAGTAGATGCTGCAATAGCAGAACCAAGAATACTATCTACATAATTCTTAGGGGCAGCGGATGAGTCAACCATACCAGCAGATGACAACCCAGTAATAGTTGCACCAGTAATCGTACCGCCAGTAATAGTTGCAGTTGATGTAAAGCTTCCGCTTAATGTTCCACCAGCATGAGTTGCTGTTGTGATTGTTCCACCGTTAATTGTTGGTGAAGTAAGAGTCTTGCTAGTAAGTGTCTGAGCACCGCCAGTACCAACAACATCTCCAGTAACGTTGTGTGCTGTGCTTGCTACTTCGTGTGCGCGAGACTCGGTAAAGTCTCTAGCGGACACACCGTGTTCAATGATTGCACCAATGTTGTGAGCCTTTGCTGTGGTTCCGTCTTGACCACGAGCAATGGTGTAAGCGGTACCAACTAAAGCAGTGACATTAACGATTTCTTCGTTGGCTGTATCCTTTTCAAGAATAAGCGTAAACGGATATTGTGATGGCAAGCCAGAAGCGGTAGCAATCTGAAGGCTGGTTGAAGCCGAATCAATAGCAACAGATAGCGTTGTCTTTGCAGCTGTCGAACTGTAATAGCGTGATGGTGATGGCATTCGTTACCTCGTATACTGGATGATGTTTAGGAAGTTGGCTTGCTGCTTAGCGATTTCTTCTGCCAAGCGAATTGTGTAAAGATTGAAGATATACTTTGCAGCGCTGGTAGAGGCACCAGCTTGAACTGGTTGGTCAAGCGCATCAGCAGATACCGATACAGCAGTAACCTTTCCTGAATCTACTGTTGAAAGTAGGCGATACATTGCACCAAGGCGAACGACATCTTCGCAAGAAGATGGAAGTCCACTTACGGTTAACTCCTGGTTATCTGTAATAGTTGTTGGAAACTTTGTGTACTGGACACGCACGTCGCGTCCTGGCATCGGCGCCTCTTTTAATACGAGTGCTTGCTTGGTTGTTGCCGTAGCTGGGTCGTAATAGTTTGTATCTAAACGCCAGTTCTTAATTATCTGCCATACGCCTGTTGAGTCTGGCACATCCCATGAGATACCAGTAATATCTTCTAGCGCATCTGGCATGATGTATGAATAGTCTGAGCCGTTGAACTGGAATGTTTCATTTGCAATTACTGGGAAGTTCATTCCCTTAATTGTTTCAAGCAATGCTCGCTTAACCTGAGAACGTGGGAATAGTGGGTTGTTGCGAACGATAGACCCTGACACGTGGCTAGTTGCTGTGGTACCACGCCATCCACGACCAGAAGGATTGCCAGCTGTACCGATAATCTCAATCGTTCCGCTGTCTGCAATAGCCTTCTTCACGTAAAGAAGTTCTTCATCGATTTCGACGATTCCCTTGCTTAATGACTTAACGTCATCTACTGCGATAGTAAGGTCATCGGCATCAATGGAACTAGTAATAATAGTAATTGATTCTTGGTTCTTAATATAAGCGCCAATTTCTGCGGTAGTCTGTTCTACCAATTGAGATAGCGTAGCCATTATGCCTGTGCTGCCTTTCCTATTTTCTCAGATACTCGCACAGCTTTTTGAATATCTTTCATCTTGGTTGATGCGGGTTGAATCCCAAGTTTGCGAGCATCGCGGTAAGCGCTTAGCTCTCTATCTGTTGTCTTGATTGCAGTTGCTGCACCTTCATTACTGACACCAATGTTTGCATCACGTAAGCAGTCACCATAACTTGCATGGTCTTGCGTACGGCAGCCACTTCTACAGTTCGACAATGTATTCTCCATAACCTGCAGCGGTTAACTCCGCTGCCTCTGCATCAGTAATTGGGTTGTCGTATCCACCACGCAATACCTTTTGGTAGCTAGCAAGAGTAGAGTCCTGCGGAGATACAATTGTCTTCCAGGTTCCATTGTCTTTGACAACAGTCTTTCCCCATGGATATGAAACAAACCAGAGGTCATTAGATAGACCTAACTTGATTGTCATAGTTGGTCCACGGAAAATCTTTGCCATTACCACTTCACCTTGTCTGCCCAGTACGCTGCCGACATAACACCTTTATTGATGTTCTTGGCATGACGAGCCTTGAATGATTGACGACGCTGGCGGTAAGACTTTGTCTCGCCAGCTTTTTCTGGGGAACCGCTGACACCTTGCTGACCAAAACGGATAGTCTTTACTTGTGAGCCAGATTTGGCTACAACAACATGTGACTTCTTTGGATGACTAGGTGTAGCCTTTGGCTTGTTAAAGCCAGATACGCCTGCTCGTTTTAGTCTTGGGTCCATTTAGTTCTTCTTCGCTGCTCTCATGTTGTCAACTAGGTTTGGATATGGGCGACCAGCAGCTTTAGCTGCAGCCTTAGCTGCAGCCTTCTGTGCTGCGGTCAACGGCTTTGAAACCTTCTTAGGGTTTGGCTTATCCCAAACTTGCTTCTTCTTTGGCATTAGCACTTACACTTTGACTTGGCTTTGCCACATTTCTTGCACATTTTTGCTGGCATGTTAGCGACCCTTCTTAATCTTCTTTGGTGGGTTCTTCTTTGTTGGCTTTGTGTATCCCATGCCAGGAAGGATTACATCGTAATCAGGTGGCATAACATTCTTTTTAACTGACGGCTTCTTTACTGCTGGCTTCTTATTGTTCATCTGCATCGTCTAACCCTTCTTCTAAAAAATCAAGTGCCTCTAATTCCAAATCAGGAAGTTGGCGCATTAGTAATTCCCACGCTTCGCCTTCTGTAAACCCTGCCTCTTTGTACTCTGTGTACAGTTCGTGTGCTTGTACGGCATGTAACTTGAGTGGTGTTAAAAAGGTTGTATCTGGTTTTTGCTTTTTCTTTGCCATATCTCCCCTAAGTAGAAGGGGGAGGTTGCCCTCCCCCTTCCGTCAAAGTTACGCTGTTGCGATGCTTGACTTGGTCTGGATGACGTAACGTGCTTCCTTGCGGTAGACGTTCCATCCAAGTAGACCCTTCCAACCCGCTGGGCGGAAGCGCATCAACTTATCTGTAACTGGACCGATGACAGTCTTTGGCTCGTATGAAACAGCCTCAACAAGAGCCTGCTTACCAAGGAGTACAGTTGCGTAAACCTTAGATGTTCCTGAACCTGAGATTGACTCAGCACGTGGTGTCTCGATGTAACGAACCTGGTCGAAGATACCGATTTCACCATTCCATAGGTTGGCAACGCCAGCCTCTGTGTAGGTGTGTGGTAGCTGCCAAGCTGTGTTACCAGCTGATGCTGCTTCTGAACGAAGGTCGAAAGACACATCTGGGTGAATTAGTGCTGTGTAGAATCCACCATCACGTGGCTGTACTGATGCACCGCGTAGCTTAGCTACACCCTTACGAGCAAGAGCTGCTGTTAGGTATGGAGCTGTTGTGCTTGAAGATACGTTCTCACCGTTGATAGTTGATTCATCAGCAGAGGTTGTACCTGTGTAGCGCATTGTTGCAAGTGATGTTAGCTTCTGCCATACAAGTGAATCCAAAGAATCGCGCATGTTGAATGACAACATGTCTGCAACTGCTGGGTCAATTGATGATAGAGACTCTAGAGCCAAACGCTCAGTTGTGATTACGGCATTACCGAATTCATCTACAACTACGTTAACCTTGTCAGTGTTTGACAATGTTACTGCATCTGGGTCTTGTGTCTGTGTTAGTGCTGTAGTAGCACGTGATAGGTCCTTGTAGACCTGGAAGACGACTGTATTGCCTGGGTTTGTTACATCGACAGGACGCTTGTCTGCAAACTTGCGGAACATTGGTTCTGAACGAAGGTTAAACTCAATTAGCTTATCATACGACGTCTGAATCAAGTTTGACAACGTTGATGTTGTCGTACTCGTTGCTGGTGTAGTAGGCATGATTTCCTTCTATTAGGGTTGATTGGACATTAATTAGCCCTGGATTAGTTTCATTAACTCTTCTTTTGAACTGGCGTTTCCAATACGAGATTGCAAATCCTGTCCAATGTAAGGGTCAATTTCTCCATCATCTAGAGCTGACATTCGCTCATATGCTTGAGCATCTGGGGAGGCTTCCCCTCCCTCTTCAACGGCTTCGATACCAAAGGCATCACCGTATTCATTAAGCCATTCAGCTACTGCATCAGGGTCAGCTTCGACCTCTGCTGGAATGAACTGGGCGATTTTTGCATTTAGTCCGAATGATTCTAGGATTTCTCCAACTGATGCTTCATGACTGTAAGTCGTGAACTCTTCGATAAGCGAATCTTTTTCCTTCAATTGTTTCTGAAGTCCATCGATTTGCTTGCGAAGCTTCTTGACTAAGTCAGTACCGCTGTAGTCTTCGTCGTCTTCGATATCGTATTCGTAGTTATCTGCCATTGCTTTTTCTCCCTATTAGTAGTTGAAACCCTCATCGGGTTTTGCACCACACGTACTCCTCACAAGGGGTAGTGATTCGTAGACGTGATGACTTACCAGACTTATACACATCACCAGGGCTGGACGGTCTGGGATGGAACCTAATTAAACGTCTGGATTATTCAGACGTCTTGTGAGACTTGCTCGGTCTATAGCACTGCGGGTCTGGAACTTTGCACGTTCCTTAGAAGCAAGCTTCTTGGTCTTAAGTGCAACTTCTGCTCCACCTTTAAGTGATAA